CCGTCTTTCTTAATAAAAGCGAAGTTAGTTACTCCGTTCGCTAATTCGTTTCTTAAATCTTGTACTTTCATAATATTCGTTTTTGTTATTCGTTTCTACGAAGATACAGTATAGTGTTCTTAAATCCTAACTTTTTAACAGAAAAAAAGCGAATTATTTCTAACTCGCTAATTCTTAGGTAAATAAATTTTACGTTATCTTAATATAAATCGTCTAACCAGGACTTAGTTCCTACTAAATCGAAGTAAGCTCTCATCATAATCGTATCGGCTATATCGGGAGAACGTCCTAATAGTATCTTTACGTTTTCCTTTCCCTCTACGGCTTTCTTTCCGTCCTTATCGAAGTCTTTCTGACGTATCATATCTAATTCTTCGGATAGCTCTCTTTTTAAAGTCTGGTCTTTAATAAATATCTCTCTATCCCTTACCTTATCGGATAGTTTAAAATAACACTGGCTTTTAAGATTAGCGAAGTTTTCTTTAACGCCGTCTACTTTTAGAGGAGAAGAGTTATTTACAAATCCTTTACAGCGTAGAATATCTACGACTCCACCTCCTACACCGTCTTCATCGGCTATAACTTTAGACATCGGTATTCTATTTTCCGTAGCTAACTTACGAACCGTAGAAGCGGTTACGTCTACTCCGGAAGAGTCTAGGGTAATAGTTTTCTCGAGTCTCCAGCCGTTCCATAAGGCTATAATAGTTTTATCCTTACCGTATCTAGCTACGTCGCAAGTAATATAACGCTCTCCTCCCTCTACGAAGTCGTTAGTAAATACGTCTAAAATATCCTCGTAGGCGAAAAGTTTAGCTAGATCGTCGGAGTAATCCCAGTTACCGTATAAAAGCCTCTGCTTACTCGCTTCGTCTAATTTACTTAGAGATTCGGCGTAACTCTTATGTAAGTGCTTATTATCCGTTAATAAAGCCTGAATAAATTTTCTATGCTCCGGTAACCTCCCTTCTCTATCCGGTTTAAAGAAAGATTCGTATACCCAACCTTTAGCAGGGTTACAAGTCATAAATAGTTTAGGAGTTAAATCGAAGTCCGTAAGCTTATAACGTATCCTCGACATTACTACGTTTTTAGCCTTCTCTACTACCTGATTACACTCATCGATAAAAGCTCCGGTAATTTCTAATGAACCGAGAGAATCAAAGTTAGGGTCTGACGGATAATGAAATAAATCCTTTAAGATAACCTGACTACCGTTATTAAAGGTTATAGTTTTCTCGTTAGCGTTATACCTAAACTCGTTAGTAACTCCTAATAAGGTAGCTACGTCGAAGAAAGAGTTAAGAGTAGTTTTCTTTAAAGCGTCTAACTTAGCACGACCGATAAGCCAGCGAGAGCCTTTATAGGTAAAACAGTTATGTATAATCCAGAGAACGCCGAAGAAGGACTTCCCTCCTCCGGCTGCACCTCCGTATAGTATCTCTACCGTATCCTTATCGGTTAAGTACTTATAAGCTAACCCTTGCTTTTTAGTTAGTTTAAGCTTCTCCATAAGTTCGAGTCCTTCTAAATTTACCGTACATATACCTAAAGGATGTAGTATATCTAATTTCGAACGGCATTAAGTTCGTCTTAGTCCTTAACTCTTTTCGCTTTCTTCGGTTTTCTTCTAATAGTTTACTCCTCATCGTCTTCGATTCCTATATTAATTTGTATTCTTTCTCCTTCGCTCGTTACGTCCTTTTTATCCGGTTCGTTAACTCCGGTAAGTTTAGCCATATCCGCAAGAGCTTTCCTCGCAACTTCTTTTTCGTCGTCCTTTAAGGCTTTCTTATAAAGAGCGAAAAGCCTAGCGTGATGACTCTCAAAGATCGCGTCTCTATCCTTAGAATACTTCTCTTTAATAATCTCTTTAGCTCTCGCCCAGTACTTATCCGACTGTCTCGACTCTATATTATAATTCTCTTTACAGTAGATTACCCACTCGGCTCTACTCGTATTATCTTCTAATAAAAGCTCTACCGCTTTATTAACTCTCTTTTCCGACTCCGTAGAGTCCGCTATTATTCTTCTATTATTATCACTTTTCATACTCTAATATACGTTTTATACGTCGAAAAGATAGACTTTCGGCTTGGTCTCGTCCTGAATCGTATCGAGATGCACCCAGGAGATAGGTTCTCCTCTAAAGTTTCTTTCTAATCTAATCTGACAAGGGAATAAATCCGCGTTATCTACTATCCATTCTCTAACTTCGGTAGAATCCATACCGGATACGTTAAAGTCGTAAGCCTTACCGAAACAGTGAGCCGAAAGATAAGCTTTTTTCTTAGCCTTAACTATAGGCTGGTTATTATGCCTTAATCCTCTCTGTTCTAAGTCTCCTCCGAACGCCCAATTATTAACGGTAATAGACTTCTTTAAGTTATGACGTATAATAAATAAACATTCTAACGTTAGAGGGTCTAAGAATCTCCACGCCGTATCTCCGAAGCGGTTAAATACCTCTCTATCTACTAACTCTTTAATAGAGAAATAATCTTTAATATCCTTACTCATAATATTAACTCCATTTCCCTCGAGGGCAAGAGAATATCTTAAACCTCGCTTTAACGTTAATAATACAACCGCAAGTAGGATACCTACCCTTAGTAGATTTACCTAAAGACCCGCAAGTATAGATAGGTCCATCTTGTCCTTTCGTAGCCGAGCAGTCTAAACAGATAGCCTTTCTCGTTTCGTAATCCGTAGCCGTTTCTATCCTCTTCGGTAATCCGTACTTAATTACGAGATCGTTAAGCATAGAGACGTAACAAGAGCTACAGGTACGGCTCGAATAATAAGAACTACTCTTTTTAAATATAGCTCTATGAATTTCTACTAACTCTTTTTTATCTACCGAGTTAATAGACCGGTAGGGATAACCTACCGAATCTAATAATTTTATAAATCTATCTTTCATAATTACTTTTTATACTTTTCGTTAATAATCATAGGAGTAGTATTCTTCCAAGATATAGCGTGGTGTATTCTCGGCGTATTCCTACTATTCATCATCGATACTTTAGCTCCCGACGGGTGCATTAATACGGTAGTAAACCCTTTACAATACGTTCCGAATTTTAAATACATATCCGTAATCCCTCCCTCTTGACTCTGCGTCTGTTTCTGATTTAATTGTACTGACGTAAAGGTAAAGAATAATTTACCTCGAGAGGATAAGGTAGTATAAGTATTTACGTCTTCGTTCATAGCTCCGATAAACTTAAAAGGACGTTTAGTAGAGCATATAAAAGAGTTCATAGCTTTACGCTTCATCTTAGTACCGGAGAAACCTCCTATATGATCTCCTCCCTGAGAGAAAGCGATAGTAGTAGTAGGAGTACTCTTATAGAAGTCTAAAAAACTATCGAAGACTCTGTCTAAATCTTTAACCTTTTTACCTTTCTCGTATCTTAATAAGAAGTCGGTATAGTCATCGTCTAACTCTACGAAGTACTCTATACCTAAATCTTTAGCTATTTCAAAACAAGCATTTCTTGCGTGAGTAATCGTCCTTCTCTCGTCGAAGTTATTACCCTCGTCTACCTCGTCCGCTAATCTCTTTTTATCGAATACCTTAACGGATTCTTCTCCGAAGTTCTCGATATATTTTCCTATCGTCTTATCCTCGTTATCTACTACGTAAAAGACTTTACCGGTATAACCGGACTTCTCTAAAGAAGTCTTAGTTATAACGTTATCCGGTCTTCCGTGAGTAAGGATAAAGACGCAAAAGTTATCTAAATTACTCTGCATTCTCCTCTAAGTATTGTTTTCTAATATCTTTAGAAAGTTTAATATAACCTAATTCTATAGCTTTCTCGAAATCTATAATAACTAGAGCGGACTTCTCCATAAGCTCCTGGACTTCTTTAGGAGCTTTAGCATAATAATCCGCGATCTTCTCGTAATTAAAGACCGTATGCCTTCTTGCAGCCTCGATAAGAAAAGCTTTCTCATCTTCCGTTACCTTAGAGGCGTTAATCTCGTTAATTAGTCTCCTCGTTTTAGAAGCGTCGTATAACTCTAACTCGTGAGGCTTTCTATACTTAGGTTCGTAAATAGGAGCACCTATCTTAGAAGTATATCTCTTTTCGTCTCCGCTTTCTTCGTTCCCGAATAATGTTACCTGTTTCATACTCTCTCTTTTCTTAATTCGTGTACTGCGTTTTCTATTACTTCCGTTATTCTCTCTAACTCCTCTTCGTTAGACATCGACTCTATAAGGTTTACTAACTTATCTCCTTCACGCTCCCAGCGTTTAAATAATAACTTAGCGTGTTGTTTAGTCTCTCCTTGTAAGAATCCCTTCTGCTGTGTAGTAGCTCTAAATAAAGCTATTAATATACTCCACTCGCTCATTATCTTAACTCTTTTTTTAGTTTCTCGGTAATATCCTTAACTGCTAGTTCTATTTTCTCGTCATACTCTATAGTATCATTAACGAATTTATTTCCGTGGATAAAGCTAGTCCTATCTCTATCGATAATATTACTTAAATACTTACCGAATACAGACCAATAAACGTACCTCTTATAGCATAAGTAGCTGATAATATGTCTAGCGATCGTTAGAGGGTGCTTTCTCTTCGGTCCAGCTAAAGAGTTAACCGTAACGTCAAAATAGTTAGCCGTTATATCTACTACTTTACTAACGTACTCCTCTACCTCTACGTCTATCTCGCATAAGCTTTTATCCGGAGAGTACTCTACACCTGGCTCGTAGTTTATAGAATGTACTAAAGTCTTACTAATATTAGGCTTAAAGTAGTTTGGTCCTTTTAATACCTTACCGTCCTCTCTTCTAATAGGTAACCCGTTATCTCCTAACTTACTCATATTACTTCTATGAATTTCGTCGAATACTGGTTCTATTTCTATTCCGTGTTCTACTGCAGCTCCTAAGACTAAGTAAAGCATATCCCCGATAGCGTCGGCTATCTCTACTATATTCTTAGACTTACAAGCGTCTCTATACTCTTCAAGCTCCTCTATAATTAACTTACCTCTTAATCCGTGGTTAGCTAACGTAGTAGGCTTTAAAGGTGCTGGATAACCGAACGCCTCGTTAAACTCTGTAATCTCTTTTCTTTTCATTTTCTATTCGTTATATGGTTTTAAATTATGTTTTCTTAATCCGTATCTAAGGTAAGATCTATCTTCTTCGCTAAATTCCTATCTAAAAAGTAGGAATATTTAATTATCTTCTCGTTATTTTCGAAGTCCGTCGTTACCGGAATCTTTAAAGGAGCCGGAGGAGTTTTTACGATAGACGTAATTAACTTAGAGATATTATAAAGGTATAAGCTACTTTCTACCGTTACGGCGTAAAGGAAGTCCTTTTTAAATATCTGACTTTTCTGATAGTTCTTATAGAGCTTATCAGCTAACATTAAATCCTTTCCGTAATCCTTTCTTACGTTCTTAATTTCTACGATATAGTTAGAGTCGTAAGCGTCGTAAGTAGCGTACTTGTCCTTATGAGGTCTAAGCTTTAACCCGAAAGAGTTTAATTTCTCTATAGTCTTAGCTTCGTTCATTACTTACCTCCTTTCCTAAATTCCAGAGAGTACCTCTAACCTGAATAAGATCGTTAAAACCTTTCTGTAACTTCTCGTTATCCGGTAGTTTCTTAATCTTTTCTTGATAGGATAGTAGTAAGTTCTCTACTATCTCTATCGATTCTAATAACTCTATATTCATCTTACCAAAGTTTAATAGTTATAGTATCTATCTCTTCCTCGTTAACGATTTCGATAGTATCTCCCTCTTCGTTAAATACTTCGATTTCTATTAAATGAGCGTCTAAGGTTAAACCGTCCTTAACTACGTGAGGTAGTCTAAGCTCGTAAACTAAGTCTAAATCTAAGTTATCTAAACTAACGTAAACGCTAATACTATTTTCTCCGTACTCCGAAGACTTTACCTCGTTAATAACCTGATTCTTAACCTGAGTTAATTCTAACTCCGAAAGAGTTAAATACTTCTTACCTATAAAATTAGGTCTTACGTAATACGCTCCTGCTGTTAATCCTTGATTTCTAAGCTTTTCCATAATATTCGTTTTTATTTCGTTTCTGTAAAGATACACTATTTAAGTTAATAAATCTATACTTTTTAACTAATTAATTAATAAAAAAGGGAGAAACTTTCGTAACTCCCTCTATACTAGGTAAATAATTTTTAACTAATTTTCTCTAAATAAAGCTTAAAGCTCTTTTTAGGTAAGTTTTCGTCCGGTTTTAGGATAATCTCCCTACAGTATTTAGGAGCGTCGTCTAAAATAAAACCTAACTCTTTTAAAGTATCCTCGAATATCTTAATAATGGTTATCGTATTACTAGGGTCGTGCCTACTATTAACCGCTAACTCTAATCTATATTTAACGATCTTACTCGGCGGATTCTCGCTTATAGCGTCTTTAAATATCTTAAACCAGGTATCCTTCTGTTTCTTCCTAATACTCCAGTGTCGGCTACCGTACCAGTCGTTAAGGCTTATAGGATTCTCTTTTATAAAGTATTCGTAAACCATTAAAATAAATGAGTTAACCTCGCTACCTGACCGTAACTCGGGTGATGTAAGAATCCCTCTACTGCCTTCGGTGCGTGTTGGAATCCGTTCCTATGATGCCAAGAGTCAGTACCGCTAGGACTTCTTAGTACTTCTACGTTTACGTTCATAAAGTCCTTAGAAACCTTATGATGTAAATGTTTAGTATAAATATAGTAGTGGTCAGAGTCTACCCAATACTCCTTAGCCTCGATACTCATTAACTGAGGTAACTTATCCGACTTAGCTCCGTCTCCGTGAGTAGTTCCTATTAAGTTTTTACCGTACTTATAATACTTCCTATGAGTTATAGAAACGTCGAAAGTAATATTCTTAGAGTTTCTAAACCAAGCCTCTATACCTTGAGCTAACATAAATCCTGCCATATAATCGTGGTTACTCGGGTCGTATATTACGTGTACGTCCGCTACGGCTCTACAAGTCTCTATAAGGTCTACTAATAGTTTAAAAGCCATTCGAAAAGCGTCGTACCACATTAAAGAAGCGTCCTGAGTCGTACCGCTCGTAGTAGTATTTTTAGGCGTATCTACGTGTAACATATCGTTACCTATATTAAATACAATCTTATCTATATTAAATCCGGTAGACTTATCTAAAAGTCCTTTAATACCCTCTTTAGCTCTCTGCTCGGCTATTAAATGGTTGTAAGGGTCGCCCGTCTCGTAAACGCTCGATAGTTTTCCTAAGTGTAAATCCGCTAACCCGATAAATAGTAAATGAGCGTCCTTACTCGCTTTTCTTTTAATCTTCGGATACTTAGGAGCTATAGACTTAATATCTTCTAATATCTCCTCTTTAATCTCTTCTAAGGTCTTTCCGTCGTTCTTAGCGAACATCGAAAACTTTTCCGACTTATACCAATAGTGCTTAATATCCTTTAATTCGATTCCGGCTAAATCTGCCTCCTCTTTTAATAGGCTTTCTCTTTCGTTTTTTTCGTTCTTAAATTCCTTCCAGGCTTTAAACTCTTCGGAGTTCATTCTAACCTGATGAGGGTTTCTTTTTCTATAATCCGCTATAGCTTTTTTACTCGGCATTTTTATTTTTTTTAATTCTCGCTTAATATACTAACTTTAAACTAAATAGAGTCGTAAAGTACTTCTTTAATCTCGTTTAACTCTTTCTCGAGTAGTCGATTCTTTCGAAGAGTAGAGGTTAAAGCCGCATCTCTACGAGCGTCTTCTATCTCTAACTTATGAAGTTTATGTTCCTTCATTTCTAAAGTATTCTGTAAGGTCATTAAGTGAATCCTTACGTTTCTTAGTTCGGCTAAAGTTTTCTTAGTTACCTCATCTTTATTCGTTCTAGCGTCCAATTTAGTTATAAGGGTTCCTAGAACTCCGTAGCTGTATAGTGTGTTTCCTTCTAAGCTCATAATCTAAAACGGTGTATCTTCTAATAATTCCTCTTCGGATTCTTTTCTATTAAATCCTTTATTACTATAAAAACTATCCTCTACTTCTTTCTTATTAAAGTCTATATCCTCCTGCTTTCCGGCTCTATCTTTAAGTTTAGTACGATCGGCGTAAACGTCTACCCCGTCCCACTCTTTATAATAGTAAGCGTTCATTTCTTTGTTATAGAAGAAGGTATAGTCTCCTTTCTTAGAAGCTCCTTTAGGCTTTTCTTTAGCTATCCTTATTATAACCTCGTTAGCCTCGTAAGTTCCCTGACCGTTATCTCTACTAACCCCGTAAGGAGGTCGCCAGACTATAATCATCTGCTCTCCTTTTCTGAACCACGCCTGACCTCCGGAAAACTCTCGAGGAGTAGGAATAGGACAGAACCTCTTCCCTTCTTTCTCGATTATAGGCTGGTCTCTAACGTGAGTAATTAAACAGTTATGCCTACCGGTCTTCCTCGCGTTACGTCTACACTTACCTAAAAGCTCTTCGATATAAATATCCTGACGACTAGTAAAGTCGTGTTTAATCTCGTTAAAAGGGTCGATAGTAGTAGTATTAAACTTAATATCTAACTCTTCCTCTACTTCGTCTACCATTTTATAGTAATCGTCTAAGGTCATAGTATCGTCTTTAGGGTCTATAACTACGAAGTGTTCTCCTATAAAGTACTCCGCCTGAGACTTATCTACTTCCGTCATCTTAACCTTATCCGAACCGAAGTAAGGTTTATTTACGTACTTATGACAAAGCTCGGCGAATACCTCGTGTACTTCTCCCGTCTCCGGAGTAAATATTATATGCTTATCTCCGTAAATACAAGATAAATTAACGAGTATCTCTAACCACCACTCCGATTTACCCGAAGCCGGAGCACCGGCGATATAAGTAGTACACCCTTTTTTAATAGACATTCCGCATCTTTCGAAATCGAATCCGATCTCTTTACCTCTCGTTAAACCTTTTTCCCTAAGTTTAAAAAGCTCCTTACTAACGTCCTGAATCTGATAATAATGTTTTGGTTTACTCATAGCTTAAAAGTGTTCATTAAATCCGGTAGAGTAAGATTTATTCTCTATAATTTTAACATCGTTCTTTTTTACTTCGGAGTCTCTTCTAAGCCAGTTAAGGATAGTAAGATAAAGGCTCTTTACTTTAGAGTTATTCTTCCAGCCTTCTACTTTAGCTATGTAATGGTCTATAGTAGCCGAGTCGTAATGCTTTAATAGTTTCTTATAGTCTATCATCGATAATACGAGATTACCGCTCTCGTAATAGTTAGACGGGTCTTCTACTTCTTCTTTAAGAGGTACTCTTTCCATATAAGAATATTTCTCTATAAGGACTTTAAAAGAATCATCTACCTTACTCTTATCTAATAGGTCTAAACCGGCTCTAACGCTCTTAGGAAGCTCGTTAAAAGTCTCTATAGCGGACTTCTTCATATTCGTATTATACTTCTGGTGCTTCATATAGTTAACTAAGATAATATAGTTATCTACGTGTTTAACCTTACCTAATCTCTCGAATACTTCTAAAGCGTCTTTAATACACTCTAAGCTTAGTCCGGTTTCGAAGGCCATTTTTCTTTTAGAAGCTTCGTAGATACCGAGCATATTAGTCTTTTCGTTAGTAATTAAGTAAAGAAATAATAGTTTATACTCCGGAGCTATATCCTCGATAAATGGGTCGCTCCAGAAAGCTGTGCTTACGCTTCGTTTTTTACTCATAGGTTTCTTTTTTAAAAATGTGTTTGTAAAATAAGCTAAAAAAGGTATTCCAAGCTAATCCTAAGATAAGCAAATCGATATACCAAGTTATAATAGGTTCATATAATACGATCGCTAAAGATAGAAGTACTATAGTAGTACTCTTAAAAAAGTGAAAAGCGTCCGTAAACCATACCGGCGTATTAGTTCTTCCCTGTTTTACGTCTCCGTTTACGTACTTATTCCTCCAGGATACTTGACCATTCCACCATTTAGCTCCGAATAAATCGTTATTAAAAATAGAGCGGTAGAAATGGAATTGAGTTACGTCCATTACCGCGTTAGATATAGAGGCTAATATTAATAATATTATAGAAATCATTACTTAAATAATTCTTTAATAACGTTAACGATTCCGGCTATCGTAAATATTACTACGTAAAAAGCGATAAGAATAGCCATTACTACCATTACGGGATAAGTCCACGTAAACCAATTAGAAAGGATTCCAGTTAAAAACATAATAAACCCGTAAGTAAATAACTGAGTTAGAATATTCTTTCTAAATCTTTCAAATAATTTTTCCATTTCGTTTTAAATTAAGAGGAGCGTTTCCACTCCTCTATAATTATTAAATCTAATTCCTTAACTAAGTACTTAAAAAGGTAAGTCATTACTTTCCTCTTCTACCGAGTTAGACTTCTGTCCTTCCGGTTTCCAGGTGTTAACCGATACCGCGTGAGTCTTTCCGTAGTCGTCCGCTCCGTTTCTCTTCTTAGAGATAGTTAGGTTAATGTACTTTTTCCCCTTGTACTCGTTAACGTGTTCCTGAGGTAAATCCGATAAGCAGATTGAAAAGTTAATAAATCCGTACTGCTCGTTTTCTTTTCCGTTTCCTACGAAAATCTTTTGGTCTTGTGCCATTTTATAAAAATTTAATTGTTTACTAAATAAATGCTGTTACTACTTCTAAGTGGTTTCTAATCTCTATAACTCTCTTTCTAATCTCCTCTATTACGTCTTCGTCTCTTTCTATATCGAATACCTTAATACGATACTTCGGGTCGATCTCGTCGTAATTATGAACCTCTCCGAACTTAACTAAGTTCTCCGGAGTATTCATTAAAGTATAGATAAGTTTAGCTTTCTTTTTACCCGTTAAAGCCATATAACACTGTAACTGGTAAAAGTAATCCTTATTCGGAATCTCTTTCTCTAATAAAGGAAAAGTAAAACAGTCCCAAGAGTTCTTCATATCGATTACCGTATCCTTAGTAATAACGTCAGGAGTACCTCGCATAAAGTCGTCTTCGAAAGTCTCCTCGTTTTTCTTAATCCCTTTAAGCTTTAAATGTTCCGCTATAAAGTCGATAGAAGCCTCCTCTACGTCGTTTCCTTTAGATAAATACTTAGACGTAATCTCTTTTCTATATCCGTAAATCTCGGTCTTAATCCATTCGTCGATATAAGAGAGAGCCGTTTTAGAAAGCTCTCCCTTTTTACGAGCGTTAGTCATTATCTTACCTGATGCGGACGGTCTAATTTTAAACTCTTTCATTATTCCGCAGATAATTTAATTAACTCCTCCTCTACTTCCTTAGATACTTCGTACTTAGCCTTTACTTGCTCCATAGAGTATCCCGACTTAAGTCCTACTATAACGTTCTTCCACGTCTTATGAGTAGAATCTAATACCTCTTTCTTCTTAGGAGTAGGTTTCTTAGCCGGAGCTTTTTTAGGAGCCTTATTCTGCTCTCCCGAAGCGTCGGTATCTTTATCTGTCACAAGCCCTAAGATTGCACTTAAAGAGTATCTGCGGTAGTAAGTGATAGCCGAACCCATTACCTGAAACTCGTTCATACCTTTTAAAGATACATCGTTAGGTATAACCATAGTACTCGATAGACTCTCTCCACTTTCCGCGTGAAAAATTACCGTTTCGATAGTAGAAGCTCCTAACTCGTTATTACCTAATAACTGGCTAAATCCTAATCCGTTCTCTTTTAAAATCGGATTAATTACTTCGAAGATCGCCGGTAAGTCTGCGTAGGTATAACCGTAACCGCTCGTACCTTTGTGAATTACCGGTACGTTCTGCTGAAAATTAGCTAATGCCTTAAATAAATTCGTCTTTTCCATAGTGTTTATTTTATTCTGTTTATTAAAAGTAAGTAAATAATTACTTTAACTTCCGCAACCGATGCAAGTAATAGGTTCCGGTATCGCTTTATTATATTCTTCGCCATTATCGTAAGCTTCTAAATGTTTCTTTAATTCGTATTTAATAGTACTTTTTTCGATAGGAGTAGTAGCCTCCTCTAACTGCTTCTCGTAGCTCTTAACGATCTCTTCTCTTGTCATCTTCTTTATTATTTAAATTTAAAACTTTAATTCTCCAGAACGTATCGTTAAACCTTTTAGCCGTATGGCTATCCGTCCACTCTTTATGCGTTCTATAACCTCCAGGATAAGTACTCGACTTAATTCCTGGAGCTAATCCCTTAATAGTATTCCTTTTCATTATCTTACGTGCTTTAATTGTTCCTTAATCTGCTTAGTTACCTTTAACTCGAACTCGTCTTCGTTTTTATCTATTACTAAGATATTAGTAGGCTCGATAGTTCCGTGAAACTCGCTAATAGTATAATCGTCGTAATCGTGCCAACCAGCGTTAGAGTGGTGAATATCTCCGTAAACCTCTACCGTAATAACAAAAGTAAAGTTTTCTGATTCAAGCTCTAATTCTTGGTGGTCGTCTCCTTCTTCGAAGTCTTGGATTATAGTATCGTAGTCTAATTCTAACTCTAATACTTCTTGCTTCGCTAATTCTAATGATGTCATATTCGTTTTCTTTATTCGTTATCGTTAGTACGAAGATACATAATCTAGTTAATAACTTCCTAATTTTTAACTAACTTTTTTTAAAGAAATTTTAGTTTTCCTTATTTAACGGTACTTATAGAGGCGAAAAAAGGAGAGCCTAAACCCTCCTTAATTCAACAAACCAAAACAAAAACACTATGAAAAAAACGAAAAAAGGTTTAATTTCTTAATCAGCTCTTTAGCCGTATCTATATCTAATTTTCCGAAAATTACCGCTAATACGATAACTCCCATAATCCCGTATCCAAAAAGTCTAGCGTAATCTATACTACCTTTAGGAGAGTGAGCCTCGTCCGTCTCTAAAGACTTCTTAACCTCTTCCGTAATCCCTCCTACTAACGGAACGGCTTTAAGTCCTCCTAAAGCGATTCCTTTTAATATGCTTTTAAGCTTTCTCATATATCTAATTTAGTTATTTAACGTCTAAGATACGATTATCTATTATAAAAAAGTACGGTCTAAATCCTCATCGGAATATACGTAAGCCTCCCCCTCGTATAAAAGAGAGTTAGTTAACGTATAATCTAAGTTACTCGAGCTAACCTGGTCGTATAGATAAAGACTATAGCTACCGGTATCGACTTTTAAAGTAGCGTTTAAAGGGTCGTCCGCTCCTGTTCTACCTGGTTCTATTAGAGATAGACTAATAAAAGGACATACGACCGGAGAACGATCTAAAAAGATAAACTCTTTAGCCGTAATCTTATTAACTAACCTTACTAAGTAATAAGGAGAGGTTAAAGAACTACTCTTATAGAATACTAAATCGTTAGTAGCGTCTTGTATTATCGTCATTAATAATTTCTTAAATCGATTTCTAAAAAAAGGAATTTAAAATCTATAGAAAACTTCCACTTATTAAAGTGAGTTTTTAACGTCGGTATAACCTTTATAATAGGCTTTAATTTAATATCGAAAATCATAATCTTGTTCCCGTTGCTATTGCGTTAAAAGTACTTAATCCCGCTAAGTCATCTTGTACTCTAAAAATTAATCTATCTAAACTACCTTTCCTTAATCTTAAGCCCCAAGGAAAACCGTATATTTCCCTCATATCAATATTAGGAAAGTAACTTTTTTCCGCTCCACCTCCAGAAACATCTGCTAAAAACGCCTCCGTACCAGTACCAATGGCAGCAGTATCGGAAGCAATTCTTATAAACTCTTTATTAGTCTTTATTCCTTCGTGAAGTTCGTATAAAGGCTCTTGCTGTGTGTCCCAATACCAAGCTACCCCATTAGTTAAAGAGGATAAAGAACCGAACTTATTTAAAGCCGGTGTTCCTCCGTCTCCAATTTCACAAGTAATATACTTAATAAATATATCGTACTCGGAACTTGCATTAACTGAAAAGTCAACGAAATTAGTAGAACCATTAACAGCCATAAGATTAGAACCAGTAGCCTTACCATTATCGGTAAAATACTGTCTAAAAGGAATAGCGATAATATCCCCGTCAGTAGGAGGGTACTGCCTATCTACCGTATAGATATTACCAAACCTATCTACATTTAGACTATCTCCGTTTTCGTTTTTTATCCAAGCCTTTATCGACATAATTAATCTCTAAAGAATCCAGTGAAACCAGCGTAAACATCGGCAGTACCATATCCCGCAATATCAATACCAATAGCAATAGAACTATTCTTAGGTAAAGTCAAGAATATAGTACCAAAAGCTCTACCTGAACCTTGTAATTGATATAAAACAGGCGAACCTACTCCCGTAACAGTTTTACCCGTTCCACTTGCTTGATAAGCAATTACATCTTCGAAAGTTTCAGAACTTCCTCCGTTTCTATTTACAATTGTTGCAGCGTTAGCATCAGAAATTAATGTTCCACCAGTAGGATTAAACCAAGCCTTTAAAATAGGGTTTCCTGTTGGAGTTCCTCCGCTTAGATTCTCAATTCCCCAAAACCAAGCTTCAATTGCTAAGTCTTTCTCGTTAGTGTTTTTTAGGTACAATATACCGTTATCACCTGCACTTGTAATACTTCTAATGTACTCAGTATTTACGTTAAACGCTCTACCGTCAGCAGAACTTTCTTCATAACGAGTTAAAGACGTTGAAGAAGTTAATAACCTTCCGTTTGAGTCTACTTTTGCTTTATCTCCGTTTAAAGGATTTCCAATATAAACTTCCATTTTATGATAAAATTAATTTTAATAATCTATTTGTCTCTATCTGTAGCTCTATTAAAGAGTCTAGTTTCTTATGAGTTAATCTAGTATTTAAGTCTAACTCGGTCGTATCCGTAGCGTTAGTTACCGTTACGCTAACGTCCGTAGAATAACCGTTTAAGATACTTAATAAGTTATCTAACGAAGTAGAAGAAGGAGATGTTATCTCCGAATATTTTAAAGACTCCTTTACGTATCCGTTAACGTTAATAGCTAAAGTTACCCCGTTATGAGAGTAACTAACGTCGTCTAAGTTATAATAACTCGTTCCGTTATTTACTATTTTAAGCTTATTCCCTTCCTGACTTAGTACCGCCATTATATCTCTTTAAATCCGTCGTTATCTCTTCTATAATAGTCTAAGTGGTCCTCGTCGTCCGTAATTATTCCGGAGTTACCGTAACCGTCGAAAGCGAGGTTAGTACAGCAAGAGTCAGAATCTCTAAATAGAGGGTAGTCGTTCTCGTTATCTCTTAAATAACAGATTAACTGGTCTATTAAATACTCCGCGTTCTTCTTAGCTAAGTTCTTTCTAATCTCTAACGATCTACTATCGATAGAAGTAGCCTCGTCCGTACTTTTAGACTGAATACCCGTAGGACTTACCTTAGAATGTAAATAAGGGTATACGGTATAAGCTACCCACCAAGCTAAACCGCTCTTAACACCTCTAAAAAGTCCGTCATTACCGTTTAATAAGGTAGTATTTAAAGCCGTTAAGGTATTAGTCTTAACCTGAGTTAAAATCTCCTCGTAAAGCTTTTCACCTAAAGCCGTCCTTACGTATAAATCCTGAGCCATGGTTATAGCAAAGGATAAACTACTACTCTGAACGTTATTAGATATATCGGTCCAATTCTTAACCTCTTGCTCCGTTATTAATTTTGTCTCTGCTAGGCTCATTATAACATACTTTTAACTAGTTCTTGAATATTAGTGTTAATAGAATTAACATAAGTCTTTAACTCGTTAATTTCTATATGTAGTTGGTCGAACTGAATTTTACTAAGCTCTTCTAACCTCTCTACTTGTGTCGAAGTCTTATTATCAACTAGTTCTAATCTGTTTTCTAATTTAGATAGCTCAATCTGCATAATCTCCACCTTTCTCTCTTGCTCTTTAATACCATTATGAATACTCTTAAAGAAGTAAGCAACGACTGCACCCCCTCCAGTTACCATATACTTAAATAAGCTATCTAGGTCCAACATAATTCTATAAGGTACTACTCCTCTACTTTTAAATTAGTTTCCTCTTCGTTTTTAATCTCATTAAATAGTCTTGTTTTTAAGTCGATTATTTCTAATAATTGGTTTTCGTCTAACGCTAATTCTTTTCTAGCTATCGCAAAAATTACCTCTAAGTTTTTTAAGTCGTTTTCGTTCATTATAAAATTATTTCTGTTTTAATTACTATACTATTAAATATACTAATTATTAAGCACTTGTTACTGCCTAAGAGTTATACTATTTTATAATACTCTTTAATACCGTCTAATAATTGTTCCTTATTAAATAAGCCATTCTCTAAAGCATAAATAGTACGCTCATAGGCTTGAGTTCTACCCATTACAGGAGTAACTCCGTCCTCCTCAAAAACAAGGTTTCCTGAATCGTCTTTTTCTTGCATTTGCGTCCCGTCAAAATGCTTGTGTTCTTTTCCTCTTACGATTTGATACCCTGATGTTTTATCTTCTACAACTACCCCGCTCGTAGCGTTGTATAATTGCTCTCTAAGATGAACAACTATTTTAGGTTCTATTACCTCTTGTCTTGGTACTTGAATTACCGGAGTATCAACAACCAATCTTTTATTTAGTCCAGTATCAGAATCAATACCTAATTCAATTGTCCAATCTTCTGTTATTACTATTGCCATTTTTTATCGTTTAAAAGTTTATAAATCATAGTTTCCGTTAGCGTCAGGTGCGCTTGTTAATGATACTGTTACATTTGCGTTTATTGACGTTGTCGCGCCTTTGAATCCGCAATTACCAACCGCTATCGTTTTAGCAGAACTAGCATATAAGCCATTTGCACTCGCATTGAATACTTTAAACATACAATTAGCGAAACTGATATTTCCAGTTGAATTACTTATTTCAACAGCATAACCAGTTGCATCATCGTAACGAGATTCAAAAGTACAATTTACAAAATCAATATCTTGACCAGCAGTATCGCAAGTAATAGTCGCTACTTGGTCGCCTACACTAATAAAGTCAGTTGAAGTAATTGAATGGTCTCTAGTTAATTCTCCTGTATAAGTTAACGCTTGACCACTACCTCTGTTAAGTACATAACCGCTATGAATATCAACTGTACCTGAAATTTCTATTGTCTGACTAGCACCGTTATTAATAGCGGTAAAATTAGAAAGCGTAACGCTAACTGGTAATACTCTTAACGCACTTCCACTTGTTGCTACTGCTGTGAAATTGCTTAATCTTTTACTGTACGATGTATTAGAGCTGTTAACCATATATATACAATCTCCAGTTGTTGATTGTGCGTAAAAATTAGATAACACACCATCAAAATCATCAGCAAACTCAATAGCATTACCCGATGTTGAATAAGCTGAAAAATGACTTAAATTTGAGGTGCTTTTTACATAAATAGAATCACCAGTTGATAAATTGTAAGCGGTAAAATGACTAGCTTCAACGTTACCCCTAGAATACAATGCTATATTTGCACTATTACCTATCGCTGTAAAGTTCCTAACTTTGAATGGATAAGTACTATTAATCCCTAGAATATCAATAGCGAAGCTAGTGTCAGATTGAAAAACACTACCTCCCCAATCATTAATGCTTGTCATATAATTAGCAACACTACCCATTCTGAAATCAGCACAAACACCTCCGTCATTGTACCATATCATTTTGTTCATTGATACACCACCGTAATGACCAGCAGAATCGCACAATATAGACCTACTAGCAGTAGTTCCGCTCGTTCTTATTACTTGACCATTAACAAATGATAATTGGCGATTTGAAGCTGTTGAGCCATCTATAAAAACATCAAAACAGTAACTTCCGTCAGCTTCATTATTAACCACTCTAAAACCGTTGAAGTCAATAGTTAAACTTTCAAAATCATAGCCTAACCCAGTACCTGAACCAGTACTTTTAATTGAAATAGCACTTGTAATAGTGATGTCAGAACATAACCTAACTACGTTATTACTTCCACTTGTCTTACACGTTTCTAAGGCACTTTGTAAATCAGTAAAATAGGTAGGTATACCCGAATCAGCGTCAGTAATAACCTCAATAACACCATAACCAGCAGATAAAGCAACCCAATTCGCACCATCGTATCTGTATAAAGCTTCTAAATCGGTATTAAACACAAGTAAATTAGTAGCTGGCGTACTAATCGCATTCATTTGAGCCGTAGTAACTCTTGGAATTAATAAGCCTTTATCTGTTGCAGAAACTTCAAGTTGTGATGAATTATCGGGCGTTGCAGTACCAATACCGAGCTCTCCGTTAGTAAAACCTTGTTTGAACGTGTTTAAGTTAACTGAATGATTAGCGTCATTAGTTAAGTCTGTATTAGCTATATTGGTATCACTACCCCCACCTCCCGAAGTAGTTAAGTCTATAGTCTCTATCCCTCCGTCGTTAGTCTCGGTAATAGTTACCGAACCGTCAGAGCTAATAAGCTTATCTATTAAGTACTGAGCTTGAGCGTCGTTATCAGAAACTTTTACCTTAAAAGTACTCTGCGCTCCTTCTAAAAATATTCCTAAATCTAAAGCCATTAGTCTACTATATTATCGTTATTACTCTCGCTTAATACCGGAGTACCCTCTAATTCGTCTTTACCTAATACGTCTCTTCTAATCTCTTCTAAGGACATAGTACGTAACATAAGCTCCTCCGAAGCTAATATATCGATAGGTTTAAGAGGCTTAATTTTAGTTTTAACGTTAATACCGTTACGCTCTAAGACTTTATCTAAAGAGTCCTCTATAACCGTCTGCTGAGGTCTAATTACCGTATTCTGATAATACTCCATATTAGAACGCGTTAAACTATCCTCCGACTGTAGTCCGGTAGCTACCTTAATTCCGGCTAAAGCCATAGGCGTTCTATGAGCCATTACGATCTCCTCCGATACTTTACCGTTAAGTAGGGTAAACATTTCGTGAGAATCGTTAACCGGTATAGATTCTACTAAGGTCTTCATATCCGGATTAGTAGACCAAGTTACTACTACCTTACCGGCGTTCTCCGAACCGCTAAACTTATTATTAATAGACTTCTCTACTTTTCTACGCTTTTCTCCGTCGCTAAGGTCTTCGAATAAATGAATATGCATAGACCCTACCATACCGTTATCTAAGTTATTCTTATGAAACTCTGCTATCTGATTACTAATCTCGATATAGTTTAACGCTCCTAAGTAATTAGGCTCCGCGTAAAATAACTTTCCTGGAGAGTAACTCATACCGTTAATAAGTTCTCCTCTCTCTCTTACTAAAGCTCTATCGGAAGAATACCAAGAAGCGATAGGCTTAGGTTCGTAAATAGCGTCCTCAGGTTTAAAAGAGTTACGCTTAGTAGCAAACTTCCAATCTGGTGTATAGTAGTATTTTTCTACTTCTCCATTTTCGTTCATTTTACCCGAACGGATATAAGAGAAGTCTACGTTACGTAAATAAGCTACGTTACCCGATCTTTCGAACTTAGACTGCCAGTAAAAACCGTTAAAGTAAGCCATATCTACGGAAGTCTTTCTTAAAAAGTCTTTATCTAACCCTTCTAAGAATCTTTCCGCTAAAGCTACCTGACTATCCTCTCCTTCGAAAGAGAACCCCTCTCCGGCGATAAATTTAGACTTAGTCTCTAATAACGCTCTATGAATAGAGCAATTATCCGCTAAATCTATTAGATAGTTAGGGAATAAATTATCCTTACCGAAGTAAATATAATCTTTCTTTCTATTCCTCCTTACGTCTACGTCCGGAGTAACAGATTTAGTCGTTAGATTAACAAAAAAAACGTTACTTTTTTCTAAGTTTTCTTCCATATCTATTTAAAATAAGTTTTTTATCTAAAAATTAATTTTACGTAAGTTAAAAACGTCCTCCGTCTCTACTATCTCGTGATTAGGATAGTACGGGAATTTATCCCCTAATTTAAAGTTATTATACCTATCCTTAAATTCGTCTATCTTATCTAACCAATTTACCTTAGCCGCAGCGTTATCTAACTTACTATCTATATCCTTTCTAACCCAGGAGAAGTGGTGCATTAATACCTCGTCTTCTCTAAAAACGTAATAAGGAGAAAAGGGTTTAAAAGCGCAAGCAGGGTCTACTAATACCGGAGCTAAAGAACCGATATTAACGGAAGTAGAACAGATAAACGGCATATAATAAGTCTCTAAAGGCTCTAACCTTAAAGTAGGCTCTTTAAAGTAGGTTATCATTTTAGAGTAAGTCGTCTTTACTCCCGTAGTATCTACTAAGTTCTTAGCATATAATATCTCGTCCTCCTTGTAAAAGTGGTCCGTAGCCGATAGAAAGAAGTGAGTACAGTCACAAATACGAGCGAACTCTATTAACTTCTGATGTTTTCTCTTTTCGTTAGTCTTAGCGTCTACCGTCAAGTCAGGTTCGTAGTTTAAGTAAGTATAGTCCGGAAATCGTTCTATAAACTCTAAAACGTCTTTACACTCGTTACCGTAATTACTGGTAACCTGGTAAGCTATTATAATCTCGTCTACGTGGTCTTTAACCGAGTTAATAGCGTGTTCTAATAGTTCTACTCCATTAAATACGGTATAACATACGGCTAATCTCATTCTATCCCTAGCTCCTTTAGTTTACGCTCGTTTTCTCCTATAACTCTATTAACTCCTACTACTTTTTCGAATCCTTTAACATCTTTAGTAATAGAGGCTCCCATACCTACCATAGCTCCTCTACCTATAATTTTCCTCTGATGTACTTCGGCGTTTAATCCTACGTTAGCGTGGTCGTGTATTACTACGTGTCCTCCTATATTAGCTCCGGAAGATATAGTAACGTTATTACCTATAGCTACGTCGTGTCCTAAATGAGCCTTAGTCATTATAAAATTATTAGACCCTAATAAAGTATAACCCTCTATAGACTTATCTATAGTTACGTGATGATTAATTAAGTTATCGTTACCTATTACTATCTTGCCGTTAAACTCGTTAGCCTTTCTAATCTCTCCTCTACCTCCGATAATTACAAAACTACCTATTTCGTTATTATCTCCTATCTCTACTCCGTCGTAAATAACCGAGTAAGCTCCGATAGTATTACCTTTACCTATTTTAACGTTTTCTCCTACGATCGCCGTAGGGTGGATATTATTTTCCATAGTTTAATATTTTATTTTTAAAGTCCGTTTCTAATAAGTTTAACCCGTCTAAAGGGTTTACTATTACCGAGTTATCGAATTTACGAAATTTAGTTACGTTTTCCGAAGTTTTTAAGTCTCCGATAAACATATCTTCGAAAAGTTTAGCTTTTAAAATATCCTCCCTTTTCTTAATCTTCTCCCACATCGTATAATCGATAGAATGATGCTGATTACCCCAAAGCTCCCAGTTAAGCTCCTCTATAAGCTCTCTTTTAAAGCATCTCCAAGCTCCTATAGGTTCTCCGGCTCTTTCTCCTCTATATCCGTTCCATTTAATCATATTACGTTTCTCTAAGTCGTAGAAGTAACAGTCTAAGAACCCTACAAACTTATAATCGTGATTAAAAGCATCTATATAAAAATCTAAAGTAGCGGAGTTTAATATATCGTCAGAACCGAGCATTAAAATAGCGTCGAAATCGATATTCTTAGCTACTTTAAGAGCTTTATTTAACTTTTCTCCTAAGATATTCCTATGAATAACGTATCTATAATTTAATTCTTTAGCTATAGGCTCGTCGTTTACGTCTCCTACGGCTAAAACTTCGATATTATATCCTTTACCTTTTAAACTCTCTAAACCTTCGTTAAATAGCCTTAAAACAGCGTGACGTCGGTATATCGGTACTAATACTAAAAACTTCATATATGTTTAACTTTTTTGTCCCGTAAATAGCAGAAAATCGGGAACAACCTTTCTAAAATAAAACAGTGGTAAGTATAATAAGGTCTACCGAATACTTCTAAGCATAGCTCCGGAGATATTTTCTCTCGAGAGATATAGTTAGCGTCCTGATTACATAGGTCTCTAAGTACTTTAGAAGAGTTCATTAAATCGGTTACCGGTATAAGAAAGTCTAAAGCGAACTCCTTAAAAGTTTCCTTACTCGATATCCAGTGGTTAGAGTAAATAGGCTCGAATAATAAAGACTTATCCTCTAAGTCTATACCCCAGTCTAAACGATCGGAGATAAGCTTATAAATATCTAAAAATAGAGGATGCCAGTTAACGCCCTGAGTAACTAAGTTAACCTTTTCTAATTTACCGAAGAAGCTATAAACGTCGGCTTTTTCCTCGTCGTTTAAGATAGTTTCTTTAATATAATTAGAATCCTTTTTTAACTTATTATAAAACTTATGACTAACTACTCCGTAATATTCCGAGTCCTTATAATCCTCTAACTCGAATAACCGTCTAATAACTCCGCTTTCTAAGTTTTCATCGGATATAGGGTTATAATACGGAACGAAGTCAGAGGTTCGCCCCATATTAATAACCTTTTGAGTATCCTTATAGTAAATCTGTCTTACTCGAAGCATATTAAATCTCCTAACCCTTTCTCGATTAAAATCTCTGCTAACCTCTGATTATTTTCTAAGTCGTAGTTACTAATAACCGAATTACCTAAAATAATCTTTCTATTTACGTTCTTAAATACCCATTTCTTCGGTTCTAAGACCTTTTTTTCGTTTTTAGGTAGTTCTACCTCGTTTTCTTTAGAAGTCTTCTTATAAGTCCTCTTTTTACGTTTAAAGTTTTCTTCCATAATAAATTATTTTCTTAAAGATAAAAAAAGGAGGCTTTAAAAACCTCCTCTTCTATTAAATTATATTCTATTAAGCTTAAATTAAATTATATTAAATTAAATTTGCGAACCGTTCCGTAATCCTTTCGAACCGTTCCGAACCCTTAACTAACCCTTTAATAAAGCTTAGAAACTATTAAAGTAAGTAACCAGCTAACGTAGAGTCAGTTGTAGTTGCGTCAGTCTTAAAAAACTTTTTAGCCTTACCTCTATTTACTCCCGAGAAAGTTAAAACGTCTCCCGTATCATCTCCTGGTGCCGCTCCGGAACCTTTAGTCTGCTCTGAAAGCTCTACTCCGTCAGTCTCTCCGATTACAGTCCATTTTCCATTCTTATCCTTAACTACGAATACTAAAGAAGTACCTACCATATCCTCGATAGCGTTTCTAACCGCCGTAGAAGAATCGATAGTTCTAAAAGTTAAAGACTCGTTATAATAATATCCCGAGTTTGCTCCTACTTGTAACTCCTCCGTCCAAGATGCAGTGTCCTTATGAACCGTTAAAGCGTATAACCCTTTATAAGTTTCGAAAGTTAACCCGTCGATCTCTCCGTCGATAGTCGAAGTAAAAGCAGTAATTTCTGACTTATTACCTACGTAAATCTTATCTTTTTCGATTCCTGGTACGTTAAAAGTCTCGTCGCAAGATGGTCCTACCCAACCCGCTGTAATTAAACATTCTGCCATTTTAATATCTTTTAAAAGGGAGTCCGAAGACCCCCGTTAATAAATCTTTTTATTAGTAGTTAGCTACTACTACTTGTGAAGGGAAATGAATTTGGAATCCTGCTCCGAATCTACCTTTAATCCAGATATTTTCCTCGTATTGGTCCATACCCATTTTTAAGTTCATTTCTTCTCCTTCTACGTCTACCGCTAGAACTAAGTCAGACTCCTTAATAAGTACTAAGTAATCAGTTCCGTTTAATCCTGGGATTCCTTCGATAGCGATATTAGTACCGTCTACGAATCTCTTCTCGAATCCTTGGTTATAAACTACTGTACCTAAGTTATCTCTGTAACCTCTCTCGTACATTTTAGCCTTATCGTCTCCCATTAGAACGTACCATCTCTCGTCCTGAATAGTAGAGTAAGCGTCTACCGGAAGAGCGTCGTATAAGTCTTCTACGAATCCTACGATATTAGACTCTGTTAAAGCTCCTAAAGTTAAAGCTTGAGCTGCAGGGATACCTCCTCCAGAAATCTCGTCTGCGATAACTTTATTTAAACCGTTTAAGTGGTCTAAAGAACCTAATGCGTTAGGAGCAGTAGCCTTGTTACCTTTAACTAATACTAACTCCATCATCTTACCGATAGCTCTATCTAAAGAAGCCATTAACTCAGCCTCTAAAGGAGCTAACCCCTCGTAATCTTGCCCAGCCGGCATAATCTGACGAGTAAATTTCTTCTCTAAATCTCTAACACAGTACTGAGTGTTAATTTTTAAAGATTCTACGATAATCTGTCTCTGCTCGATATTTAAATCACCTGAAGCGTTAAACCCGCAAGCCTCTCCGTTCTGTAAAAGATCGTAGTCGTGCTCTACGTCCGGTAACTTATGAGTACCTGGTTTAAACCCAGTATAAACCGTTGCTAATGAAGCTAACTTAGACTTCATTACTGACTTTGCGAAAAATGTTCCTGCGTGTTCTGTAGTATAATCAGATAACGCCGTTAAATCAAATGCCATTTCTTATTATTTTTTTAAATTTCTAAATACTTCTTTAATATCCGTCTTAGCCTTAACCTCAGGCTCTACTACCGGATTTAAGTCCTCTCCTACTTCTTCCTTTAACTTATCGTTTAAGTCCTTTACTTCGTTCTTAAAAGATTCGTTAAGCTCTTGAGATTTCTTTAACATTTCGAAAGTCTCCTCTAAAGTAGCTTTTAACTCTTCGTTCTCCGAAGCTAAATCCTCGTTAGCCTCTTTACTTGCTTTTAACTCGTTAGATACCTCTAAATAACGCTCGTTAAGTTCGTTAGACGCGTTCTCTAACTTGTTAGATAAGAAAGCCTTAACTTTTGCTAAGATACCTTCTTCTTGTACTTCTTCTACCTCCTCTACCTCGTTAGTAACTTCCTCCGTAGATTCTACTACTTCTTCGGTAGTTTCTTCTACAGTTTCTTCTACTTCGTTAGTAGTTTCGATAGTAGCTTCTAAGTTTTCAGCTAGTTCTTCAACTGCTTCTACTAAATTTTCTGCCATCTTTAAACCGTTTGGTATATTCTTAAAATTATTTACTAAATCCGTAGTAGCTAACGCCGCAACGCTTAAACCTTCCGTTAAACGAGTAGCAAAACCGTACTCTAAAGCCTCCGAACCCGTTAACCAAGTCTCTTCGTCCATTAAAGCGGTTAGACGTTCTCTCGATAGATTAGAGTTCTTCTCGTAGATACTTAAAATAGTTTCCTTAATCTTATCTAATACGTCCGCTTGTTTTCTTAGGTCTTCCGCTTCTCCTCCTGCCATAGTCCAAGGATTATGTATCATAAAGAAAGCAGATTCGCTAATTTCTAACTCGTCAGCTCCTAATGCGATTACCGTAGCAATAGATGCGGCTAAACTATTAATCTTAACCGTTACTTTATTAGGTAATCCTTTTAAGTAGTTATAGATTTCGATTCCCTCGAATACCGAACCACCTGGCGAGTTAATATTAACTACTACCTCCTCGGTAGGGTTCCCAATCATCGAAGATAGTTCGTCTTTTAGCTCTTTAGCGTAGATACCCCAGCCTCCGATCTCGTCGAATAAATCTACTTCTACTTGATTATTTACTTTTTGTGCTTTATACCACATACTCTATAATATTATTAACTTTTTTAAATAAAAGTCTTTACGTAAAATAAAGACTAGCCGTAATTAGTAACCCATTTATAGACCGTAGACTTACTAAGGTCGTGCTTATAACCTAGCTCCTTAGTAATCTTATAGTCCGTTAAGTCGGGATTAGCTTCTTTCATAGCTTTAAACTCTGCTTTTATTAAGAATACTCTAAGACCTCGAGGGTCTAATAAACCCTCGTTAAAGAGCTTATTAATTACCTCTAAGTCTATACTTAATAAATCGCTTAATTGTTCTCTCTGGCTCATCTTTTTCCGTTTATAAAGTTGAATTGTTTTCTATCTCCGATATTCTCGCCTGAGCGTCGTTAATTTCTACTACCGATACCGTAGGCTTAATATCTATATCTTTAATAGCGTTAATTACCTCTAAGTTAAGGTTATTAGGCGTAGAAATAGTATTAGGAGTAGGTAAAATACCACCTCTAGCGAACTTTTTACCGCCTCCGGCTTCGTTAATAGAGGAAAGTACTCCGGAAAACATCTTAGTAGACTTCTTATTAATAACCGCTTCTCCTCCTTCTAACTCTCCGAATGGAGTCTTAATACCTCCCGAAGCGTGACTTGGACCGCTTAATATACCTCCTTTAGCGAATTTCTGACTCTGAATCGTTGCTAGTTGAGCGATCGCGTTAGCCGTAGCTGCACCTACTTGTACCGCCGTAGCTATCTGACCTGGGATACCGAATCCGAATAAGTTACCCGGCTGAGTAGGAGAGGAGTTAGTAGTAGCGATACTCTGAACCTGAGCCGCAAGGTCTACTAATACCTTAGCCTTCGCCCAAGCTTTAATCTTTTCGGCGTTAGCTTTTCTAGCACTTTCGTCTCTCTGTAGAAAGGCAATCGTTGCGTCTACGTAGTTACCCGCTGTAGATATTAAAGTATTAGTAATATCCCTTCTTAACTCCGCTTGTATTCTCTCGTTTTCCGTTCTCTTCTCCTCTTCTTTAGCTAAAGCGTCGGTAGTCTCTCCGGCTATTTTTAATAGCTCCATTCTTTTTAAACGAGCAAACTCTATATCAGGGTCTTGCTCTATATCTAGGTCTTCGTCGAAAGTATTAAAGAAAGGGTCATCGTCTTCGTTAAATCCTTCCGCATCGCTAATACCTTTAGCTAACTCTTTATAGAAAGCCAACTCTTTATTAACGGCTTTAATCTCGTTACCTACCGAACGAATCTCTTCGACGGTCTTAGCTTTTTTAAGTTCCTCTCCTAATCTCTTTAACTTAGCTTCTAAGTCTTCTATAAGTCCTAAAGAGTCTTTATCTCCGGTTCTACTAGATATTTCGTTATTAACCTCTCTAAGTAGTGCTTTTAAAGTATTTAAAAAACCTATAGCGTTATCCTTCTCTTCTCCAGCGTCGAAGAAAGATACTTGGTCCTCTAAATCCTCTATTTTATTAGTTAAGTCTCTAGCGTCCTCCTGTAAAGAGAATAAGTCTAAACTACCTATTCCTCTCTTATAAGCCTCAGCGGAGTTTAAGAAAGCGTCCACAGCTGCCGCCCTTAACTCCCTTAATCTCTTAGTCTGTTCCTCCGTAGGGTCCGATAATAAGTCTAACTCTTCTTCTAATTCCTCTAAAGCTTTTCTAAGCTCCGGAGTCTGATTAGTTAACTCGTCTACGATAGTCTTTCTTTCTACTAAAGCCTTATTAGTCTTCTTAACTCTCTTCTCTACCTCCTCTTCTTCGTTCCCCCATAGGGTCAGAACACTAATTAAAGTAGTAATTCCTCCGACTAATAACCCGATAGGATTAGCTTTAATAGTAAGGTTTAATAGCTTCATAGCTCGAGTTACTCCGGTTAGTCCTCCGGAGAAAGCTATAGCGGCAATCCTTGCTAATACCTGAGTCCTTGTAAATGCAGCCGTAGCAACGTTAGATGCTATTACCGCAGTCTTATAAGAAATCCATACCTTAACTCCCGTTAATACTACCTTAAATAAGTTCTTAACCGCCGAAGTAAAGCGTTTAACGTCCTCTTCGTCGATAGAGTTAATAAAGTCCGTAATCCTTTCTACTACGTCTCTAATTGGTCCTCTAGACTCCGAAAACTTTAAAATTAACTCGTCGTAAGCCGACCTTAAACGTTTAAAAGCTCCTTGTAGAGTATCTCCCGACTTTTCTGCTAATTCCTCTGCCGTTCCAGCCGTATCTTCGTAGTCCTTTCTTAATTCTTTTAACCTCTCCGATTGGTCCGCGAATATCTGTAACGCCGTAGCTCCTCTAACTCCTACTAATTCCGTAGCCGTTCCTAACTTATCGGTAGAGTTAGAAACTAATTCCATAGCCTCGTCTAAAGTCTTTCCGTCTTTATTAAGCTCGATAAATACCCTTCTAAGCTGAGTACCGGCGATAGACCCAGATATACCGTTATCCGCTAAAGTAGATAGTAAAGCGGTAGTCTCTTCTAAGGTTCTTCCGGTAGACTTTGCCGTAGGAGCCACTAACTTCATAGACTCCTGGAACTTAGTAAGGTCTAGTCCAGAACTAGCGAAAGAGTCCGCCATTACGTCGGTTACTCTAGTCATCTCTTCGGCTTCTAGTCCGAAAGCTCTAAGAGTAGCTGCAGCCGTTTCTGCCGTCTGACTAACGTCGTATCTAAAAGCGGTAGATAAGTTAACGATTCCTCCCGTAGAAGATACGATCTCGTCCGCCGTAAAACCTAACTTAGCTAACTCTAACTGTAAACCAGCGACCTCTGTAGCCGTAAATACCGATACCTTAGCTACGTCTCTAGCCGAAGCCTCTAACTTTTTTAACTGTTCGTCAGTAGCACCGGATACAGCTCCTACGTCCGCCACGGCTTGTTCGAAGTCTACCATAACCCCTACTCCGTCTCTAAAGACCTGAAATACTCCTCCTACGGCGAAAGCTCCTGCGATAGAAGCTCCTACCCTAGCGAAAGCTCTAGTAGTTCCCTGAGCGACTCTAGTAGCTAAAGACTTAGTCTCTCTTAACTGACGGTTAAACCTCCTAATAGTACCCTGGTTTTTAGTAATCTCTTCTTTAAGCTCTTTAAACCTTTTAGTACCTACCTTAGTACCGTCTAACTCCTTTTTAAGCTCTTTCGTACGCTTTTTAAGTGTTCCGAAATCCTTAATAACCTTTCCGGTATCTATATTAATACCAAAAAATATTTCTTCTTTAGCCATTATACTATTTGTATTAATTCACATTTAACCGGTTCGTTAACTCCGGCTTTATAATCTTCTACCTTATTAAGATAGTAATAAACTCCGTTAATTAATTTAGGAGTTCTAAAGTTTAAATTAACTATATCTACGGCAGTTAATTTAAGATAAACCGTGTATAAACGAGCGTTATTAAACTGTCTTATCTGTTCCTTATAAAACCTATCGACTAATCCTACGTCGTTAATCTGTATAGACTTATCTACCTCGTTTAAGTTCTTAAAGCTTAAAGAAACGTCGAACGGTCCAGAGGTTTTCTTAACGAAGTAACTCGCCGGATACTCTGACTTTAAAGAACCTTCGAAAGTAAAATTACCACTCTTTAAACCTTCGTATATTAATAGTCTCGGATTTAATTCAACCTCGCTACCTGTAGTTTTAAAGTTAGTTATTAATTGAGGCATATATAAACTTCCACCTGCTGTCTGGGTAATACGACCGCTTCCCACACTTCCAGAGAAACGAATATTCGCGACCTTTTTCTCATCTTTTAAAAATTCGTTATCTAACTCTCTACTATCGTCGGTTAGGTTAGTATTCCATATATCTTCGAAGTTCTTTAATAGTTGGTCGTTATCATCTTCTTCGTACTCGAAAACTAACTCTCTATTTAATTTATCGTCTAACTGCTCGATAGTCTGCCTCCTCGAAACGTCTCTCTTTTCGGTCCAGTCTTCCGCTTCCTCGATAGGTTTATAAAAGTCGTCTCTATGAAAGAACTCTACCGTCTTAGCTTTATCGTCCGTAACGTGAACTAAGTTAAATAACTGTACGAAGTATTTAACGAAAGTACTCTGAGCCATATCGTAAACGAAGTCTTTAATACTAATCTCCTCTCCGTTCGATAAAGGAGCGGATACAGGAGTAACGTTAAGGCTATTAGCTATAACGTCTATTTTAGGGTTAGGATTATCGGAATGCATCTTAACTCTAATATAATTACCCTGGTCTATAGATATATCGGTAAAAGATAAATCGATAGTAGCGGAGTTAGAGTTAGAAGGTAGGTCGATAGTTTCGAAAGCTAAGTTCTTAACGAATACTAACGCCGGAGTATATTCCTCTATAATTATATCGATATTATTACTAATTATCTGAGCGTTCTTAATAGATACCGAAGCCGTACCACTATAACTACCTCCTAAAAAAGGAGCGATATAAGGGATAGTAGCGGAGCTATAGTTAGACCCTCCGTCGTAATCTACGTCGTTAAAAGACAAGAATATATCCTGACTCTCTACCCTCTGAGGAAAGTATAAACCGTAGAAACTCTTAACCTCTAACCTATTCTCGTTTAAAGTATCCGTAGAAGTAGATAAGTCGGTCTTAATAGCCGGCATAATTAAGTCTCTAAACTCCTGACGGTTAAAAAATCCTGGTTTAAGATTATAACCTATATCCTTAAATATCTTTCTAAATACGTCGTAAACGAAAACCGAAGGTAAGAACTCCTCTACCTGTTGATTAGTAGATTCAGTATCTCCGTCGAAATAACCGTAGTTAATAAGAGGAAAAGTATAACCATTATCCCTGCCATTATAAGACCAAGAAGCCTCAACGTTAGTAGGATTATAGGTAATAGTATCATAGTCTAAGTCTCGTATATTCTTATTCTTAATTAAAGCTCCCCAGTCGGATAGGTCGGAGTAAAGGATAATATTATAAACCCAATTCTTATCGTCGCTTATATCTACGCTTTTTAACTGCATAGAGCCGTCTAAGTAAGTTATTCCGTCCTTTTCTATTACCGCCGGTACTCTCTTATTCCTATCGAAGAAACCCTCTGCCGTAATATCGAAGCTATGACCTAATAAAGAATCGTTCTTCTTAGTTCCTGGTATTTTAACCGTCTTAGAGAAAGTTCCGTTACGAGTCGATATATCTCTAAAGTCATTAATACTAAACGTTAAAGGAATAAAGAACTCGTAAGGATTAAACTTATCTAATTCGTAAATATTTAAAGGTGTAGCCATTAATTTCTCTGTATTATCTTTTCGTAAGCTAATTCGTATTCTAAAGTCACGTTATAACTATACTCCGCTAACTGCTCGATACCGAAAGTAGTATTAACCTGAACCGGTAATCTATAACCGTCAACCACTAAGTAAACCTCCGGAGACTCTACTAAGTCGATTAGCCATTCTTTCTCCTCCTTATCTACGATACCGCTATTAACCGTGTAAATATCTTTAGTAGTTACACCGAAAGTCGTTACCGATCTCTCCGGTAAAGTTCTCGGATAGTTAATAACCCTCTTAAAAGTCTCTTTTTCTACGTCTATATCTCGAGTCTCTTTACCCTTAAAAGTAAAAGAGTCTAAGCCTCCTAACTTATTAACCCACTCGAAACGCCTCTCTATACGTTCACAGTCGTCTACGATTAAGAAAGTCTTAGTATTAGTAATCTTAGTACCAGCTAATCTAAAATAGATTTCGTACTTAACCGCTCCCGTAGATATATTAGCTCCTAAGTTACTTGGTCCTACCGGTACGTTATAAACGTTAATAAGCGTATCTCCCTGACCGCTCGTAACGTTAACCGTACTACTACCTAAAACGTTATTAGAAGAGTCGTAACTCGTTACTATTAAGTCTAAATCTATAGAACCTGGACCCCAAGGAACACCTCCCGATTGAGTAGCTCCGTTAATAAAGCTAACCTGATAACTATCCTCCGCTTTTATCCTTACGTTAGGTTGAGCCGTTAATAACTCGTAAGTGTTAGAACCTGTAATGTTATTCTCCCAGTAATCGGATAAGTTATAGTTAGTAGAAGATATAGAGAAGTCTTTCATAAATACGTAAGGGATAGTACTATTAACCGCCGTAAAAGTATTAACGCTATCGTCCGTAAAAGAACCTAAAGTTAAATCCGCTATACCGTCGGTTATTACGTCGTACTCCTCCGCGTACTGAATATAAACGCTCTTAGCTAAGTCCGTAGCCGTTAAAGTAGTCGAAGTTCCTAAAGCTAATAAGTCGCTACCTAAATACTCCTGAATAATACTAGATAAGTCGAATACGAACTCGTTATTAAAATCTCTCCTCTTTCTTAACCTTACTACGAAAGAACCGCTAATATAAACGTCTAATACCGCCGAATAGTTATTATAGTACTTACTAACCTCTACCGCTTGCTTAAGTATACCAGGTAAGGTAGTATTAGTAGTTACTGGAGTATCTATAAAGAAACCAGTTACGCTAATACCCTCTACTCCGTTATTAATACCGCTTACTCTATGTACTCCGTTATAGACTCCGGCATTCTCTAAGTAAACGTAATCGCCTACTACTAAAGGTAAAGGCTGAGTACCTACTAAAATATCCTCCCCTGAGTTATCCGAACCAAATAAAGTACCGTTACTATCGATCTCTCCGGAAATACTATTAGGAGATAAGTCCGAAGTTAATTTATACTCTACCGGTAAATAGGCGGCACTATAGCTATCCGGTCTCTGTGTTACCGTTAAAGCCATAATTAGTAAGCTAATAAAAGTTCTACGTCACAAGCTGCAGTATTCGCTTGAGCCTTAATATTATCGATATTAGAGAAAGACGCGAAAGCTCCCTCTGTAGCCGATACGCTTAACTCCCTACTATTAAAGATAAAAGCTCTATTAGGCTCTAATTTAACGTCCATAGTAGCTCCTCCCGTATCCGATAGCCTTAGCCTTACGAAGTTAGTACCGTCTCTATTAATTACTACTAAGTAGCTTAAGTCTGTTAACGATGCTGGTCCTACCGCTCCTAAATTAGCTATAGTAGTCTCCGAAGTAGGTACGCTAACTACCTGCTTTACCGCTTCTTCTCCCGTTAAAGTTATACTCTCGTTATTAGCTACGGCGTATGTACTACCGTTAATCGTTACGGTAGCTCCGTAAGTCGTTGTTAAAATCGTACTCATTTTCTATTTAATATTTTTCTAATTTCTTTAGTTACGTCCTCTTTACTAACGTCCGTTAATAATATACGTAATTTTCCTTTAAACTTTCTTACGTTATCTCTAAAGATATAAGTAGGCTTAATACCTTTCTTCTTAATCTTATTAGCTATAGCGAAGGCTATAGACTTAATACTATCCTCGTCGGATAACCCTAATTTCTTTACTATCCACCTTTCTAAAGGAGCTATAGGAGGTCGTTTACCTGGTCTTCTTCCTCCGTCTACGTACTTCCAATACTCCTTAGCTTTAAACCTTACCGATATTAAAGAACCTCCCTCCGCTACTTCGACTTTTAAAGATTTAGCTAAATCTCCGGAGGCGTTCTTATCTCCTTTATTTAGATCGTCTATAATATCGTCTATCATATCGAAAGAGGCTATCTTAACTCTTAACTTAGTCTGGGAGAAAGGTCTAGGCATCGAATACATCTGAATTACAACAAGTAGAGAATCTAACTTGCTCGGTTATAGTAAAGGATACCTGCCACCCCGTATGGCTCTTATCCGTATCGTCGATTAAAGGTAAGACCGTAAAGTTATCTTGAATAGTAAAGTCCGCTCTATGCTCTTCGTTATTATACTCTACTAACTTATCGTTAAAGTCCGTTATAAACCTCGTTAAAACCTGGTCTAATATCTTCTGAGTAGAATCTAAGACGGTATTAACCTCGTCCATAGTTCGCTCGTCGGATAGAAGGTCTATTACCTCCATTACTATATTCCAGTTATTAACGAAGAATCCTTCTCTCGCCGACTTAGTAATCGATACCGGGTCGATAATTAACGCCGGATAACTTAAATCGAAGTCCGTGTTAAACTCTCCAGCTATCCCTGTATAAAAAGTCTTAATAGCCTTATGCTTAGTAGCTAAGTCTTTAAATATTCCTTGTACTGTATTTAAATTCATTCTCTCTGATATTTATAATCGCATTCATTCTTTTCCTGTTTAACTAACATATACGTAAAGACTTCTCCTACGCTATAGTCCGTTATCTTTTCTTTTTCCCCGAAAATAGCCGAAATAATCGCTTTATCTTGAGCCAAGCTATAGACGGTAAGTAAAGAGCCGTACTTACGGCTAATAGTATCGTACCCCGCTTTAAGTTCTTTCGCTTCATACTCTTTATCGAAGAGAGGTTTAAATCTGTCGTAGATAAGATTAGATTGCCTAAAAAAAAAGAGCGAATCTTAAAAGCTCTCTCTACGTCTAACTCTTTAAATAGTTCTAACTTTTCCTCTACGTCCTTATAATCGTACTCCTTACCCTCTTCTATAGCTAAGTAAGATATTAATGCTCTTACCGCTTCGTTAGGTTTACCTCGATAAAGCTCCTCTACTTTCTTAATATCCCAGTACTGACCGGCTTTAATACTAAGGAGATCGGAAGGAAGTCTAAACGTCCTACCTCTAATAGTAAAGCTATCTACTACCTCCTTTAAGTCTTCTAAGTCTTTCTCGTTAAATAACGTCTCTAACTGCGATACTACGAACTCTACCTCCTTTACGTCGCATAGCTTAATAAACTCTATATCTAATCCGGATAAAGCGGAGAATACTTCTAAAGCGTCACTATCCTCTTTAACCTTTTCGAAGGTTTCTAAGGTTAACTCGTTCCAACCGCTCGGTATAGAAAAGTCTATTCTTTCTTCGTTTCTTACTAAGTGTCCTTTTATCATAGCTCTACTTCGTTTCCGATTACTTCTAACATTTTTATATTAATTAGCTTAATCTGACTTCCTAAAATTACGATAGCATAAGCATCGATACCCGAGCCTGGTAAATATCCGTCGATATACCCGTGTTCGATCGTACCCTCTAAGGTCTTAAATTTAACTTTCGTCTTCTTCATTTTCTAAATCATCTATATTCTCTAATAGGTCTACCGGTTCGTAATGCGTTACCTCGTAAAATATAAAAGCTAATCCGCTCTTAGGTACTCTCGCATCGTGCCAGTCGCCGTTATCGTCTAAGTAAGCTTCGAAAGGCTTAGACTCGTAATCAGGAGATAGTATTAGGTAAGTCCTATCCGTCTCCGGTAATCCTCTTTCTTTAATCGATATCATTTTTATAATCGTTTCTATAATACTCTAAAGCGTATACGTAGGCTCTAAGTAGTCTCTTAACGTGGAGATTAAAGACTATAGGATTAATTCTATTACGTCCCATAATAGCTTCCGAGTATAAGTCTATCTTAACGTCTACTCCTTTCTTCTCCTTAATATACCACTCTACTACGGTCTTAAAGTCTTCTATATTAGCCTTATAACCCGTCCTTCGTATAGCGTCGTCTATATTCATATCGTAAATATACTAAACCCTCTTCTAACTTAAAAGTTAAATCTTAACCTTAACCTTAAATAAATAAATCCGATTTAAACCCTTTTTTAGCCTCTCTCGTTAACTTTAAATATAAAATAGTATTATCTATTATCTAAGTCTTAGAAAGTTCTTTAAATCGCTTCTTTTAAAAATCGTAGTCGGTAAGGACGTAGTCCGGTAGGTACGTTACGCGTTAGCTTACTAGATAGATTAAATTATATTAAGCTTTAACTTAAGTTTCTACTTCTATATTTCGAACGATTCCGTAACGGTTTCTAACCCTTTATTAACCCTTAGTTAATCCTTTCGAACCCTTTCGAACGATTAAAACGTCTAATAATTAAGTAGTTAGCTTTTTAAGAGGAGGCGAGTTTAGTTAGGTTTAAGTAGTTTAATCCGGTAGTTTAGTTAGTATAGTTTTAGGAGGTGTTTTTAGCTTTTAGATCGTTAGACTTAATAAAAAAGAGAGGCGTTAACCTCTCCTTAATTTATAGCTTCTCAAGTTTAATACTATCGCAAATCGGCTCTCCATTTTCGTCTAATAGGTAGGAGAGTTTATGAGTGTCTGACTCTACCCAGATATCCTCTGTAAAGTCTAATACGGAGTTACCTAAATTAAACCTACCGTAAAGCTCTACCTTTTCCGGTTCGGGTTTAACTCTGTATTCAACCCCTCTTGAAATTAGCCTTATCATAACTTCTTTTTCTCCTAAAAATTTAAACCAATACTTTTCTTGTTCTCCGTACTCTTCAATTTGCTTCCCTAAATCAAAAGCATCTAATACTTCCTTAATTTCTTCGTTCGTCATTTTCATAATCTTCTATTTAATTTATTTGCGTCAATACACTGACGGTATTTAAAGTTTTTTAATTTCTTGTTTTACTTCTTCTCAATAAATAATTCGCATTAAAACGCTCTTCAACGGTCAGCAAAGAGCCATTGAAACGGCTTTTCGCTTTGGCGTTATAAAACATTTGCCACCGCACCACGTTCTATAAACTCATAGTCTATTAAGTCAACGTCTGCATCTAATCCACGCACATCATATCCTTTTGGCGTTTCCAAATTA